GAAGACCCCTTCACCTTCGTGAACAACCTGGAGATCGTGATGCGGGCGCTCAAACCCGCCCACACGCTCTACGATTTCCGCTTCCTGTTCACTGAGAATTTCGCCCCGTTCTTCTCGGACAGCATGACGCTGGACATGGAGACTTACTACTACCAGGACTGGCGGCGGTACTGCTTGGGCTCCAGGCAGATCACCGGCACAGAGGGCGTGTCCCTCAACGACCGCACCTTGTTCAGCGACGCCACGAGGGATTTCGCCAAGGTGCTGCCTGGTGCGGACCTCTTCATTGAGGCAGGGCCTAACTCGTCCGTCGGTGGGCGGGGACAGATCGGCCACTACGTGGTGGATGAGGTGCGTGCGTTTCCTGTGGGGGACGACGCTACCGCACGGGCCTACACGACGGTCAGTGGCCTGAGCGGCACGGTGACGGTAGCAGGGGACGTTCTGACAGACACCTCCCAGAACTGGGCTCTGGCCCCCGAGGGTGACATCCTGACGATCACGGAGGGATCCAACGCAGGGAGCTACCGCTTGAAGACCCTGGTTGGGCTCAACGGCGGCCCCGTTGGAACCGTGGACGGCACCCTCTTTACGTTCACGCAGGTCCGGGTGGCCCACAGCATCCTACGCCTCCAGACGAGGATGCCTGTTGAGAGAACGGACCAGAGCTATACGGTCCAGGTGGACCGCTTGGGGGTGCAGGTGCCGAGGAGTAGGGCGGACGATGTCTCGTCCTATTTCTTCCGCTGATTGGCCTATACCCCGGCCTGTATGAGGTCGGAGACCGTGAGGAGAAGCTATGCCTGCCAGCATCCGAGTTACCCTATACGATTCGCCCGGGGGAACCCAGGTCGGGTCGGTCACGACGGATTCCAGCCGGGACGATCTCCGCAAGGGGTATCAGGTTGTCTGTGAGTCCGTCTACGAATCGAACAGCTACAGTTGGGCGTTGGCGTTCACCCCGGACTCCTCCGGCCCGGTGTCAGCTTCCGGGAACAACTTTGACGGGACGCCTTCCCTGGCCGCCCTTCTACCCCCCGAGGGGAGTACCTCCCGGACCTGCAAGTTCAACATCGACTGGGATGGGGCCTACCTTCTCCGCCTCGTTGTAGACGCAGGGCTGCCGACAGAGGCGACGACATTCATCCGTCTGCGGCTCATGACTACGTTCGGCGACATCAAGCTCGTGGCAGCGGGTGAGCGCCGGGATCAGACCGGCGTCGTACCCGTGGACGCCAGCCCCGAAGGCTGGGCCAACGACCAGAACCAGAACCTTCAGCGGATCATGGGACTCGTCCGGCGCACCTCCACCAGCGGGCGTGTCCTGTACGTGGATGCCAACAGGGGGCGTGACAGGTCAGCGGATCCGAATGACCCCGACAACATCATCCGCATGCCGGGGCCTGACTCGGTGGCCCGTGACCAGTCCGGGTTCCGTATCCGGGCGGTCGGATTCGGCGACTTCTCATCCATCAATGACGCCATCGCCTACGCAGAGGGCGCTGTAGGTCGGGGTGAGCCTGCCCCGTCCGAGTTGGACCCCTACTGGATCATGGTGGCCCCGGGCTACTACGAGGAAGCCCTGGACCTCAAGCCCTGGATTCACCTTGCAGCAAGGGACGCAGGGCTTGCCTCCCTGATGCTCCTGGCGACGGAGTTGTTCCGGGTCGGTTCCGTAACTGTGAGGGTCCCCTCTGGCTCCGCACAGGGCATGCACCTGGCGACAGGTGGCATGACGACGCCTGCCAGCGCCTTCGAGTACTGTGCCATCAACGGCATCCAACTGGAGAGTGCAGAGGCCAACACGTACCCGGCCTTGGGCCTCGACGGCATCGTGGCTTTCACAGCACTGAGTTCGGCCACAAAGCTTGGCACGCAGGGTTGCGGTATCGGGGTTCGTCCTGGGAGCCTTGGCGGATTCATCGCCTTCGACAGTGCCTTCAACGGCACTCAGGACAGCTTCTCCTACAGTGGGGCAGCCCTCGAAGATGGATGCTTGGGGATCTTGGTCCGGTCTACCGCAACAGGCGGTTCCGGGTACATCGCAGAAGGCGCAGACGCCACCTCATTCCTTCTTTACTCTATCCTGGAGGGGTATCACGCCAGCGGCTGGGGTGCCCGTGTGCAAGGGGACCTGGGCTTGACGTTCACCCACTCCTTCGGGGGTGCATCAGGCGGGGCCCTCCGGTACGAGTGTCCCACGGGATCCACCCAGTCGTTTGAGCCCACTCTGGCCCACAGCAGCCTCGACGGCGACGTGGTGTTCGACGGTTCGAACACCACGGGCACTATCACAGTGTACGCACGGGGGACGACCGCCAAGGCATCGGGCGACGTAACCTCCATCGGTGGCAACGTCACCATCCAGGGTGGCTACTTCATCGGGGGCGGGGGCGGCGGAGGCGGCAACGTCTGGGACGTGCATCCTCTGGCCTCGGCGACTCCGTACCAGATGACGAACGACAACCGCCTCGTCCTGGCCGATACGACCCTCGTGTCCCCCACGGTTCACATGCCGCTTTCCCCTTCTGAGGGCCAGATCGCATCAGTGAAGGATGCGGGGGGCAACGCTGCGGTCAACAACATCACCCTCACGACAGGCGGCGGGGGTAACGTGTTCGATGCCAGCCTCGGCGGCGGTGGGGCCTATACGATGGCTGTGAACAACTCAGCCTTCAACCTCTGCTACTACTCCGGGGTCTGGTACTCAGTCTGATGAGGTCCCATGGCGGGTGAGCTTCACACCACTGACCCCGCAGAATGCTTTGGCACAAGCGTCTACGGGTTCGGTCCATTCCCCCTACCTGGCGAGACCGTTGTGGACTGCTCCACACAGCCGGTGGGTGCGGGCTTTGGCGGCGTGGGGTGGGCCTCTAGCCCTTACGAGGCCCCTCCGGCTGGCACGCCCTACGGTCTTGGCCCTTACGGCTGTGTGCTGGACCTGGGCGGCGCTCCTGACCTTGCCCTTGAGGGCGGTTACGGTGGCGACCCTTACGGACTAGGCTCCTACGGCAGCATCGACACAGTCCCGCCCCGGATCACCGGAGCGGTCAGCATCTCTGCGTGGGAGATCGAGGTCTTCTTCTCCGAGGAGATGGACGAGGACAACCCGGCCCTTTTAGACCCCGCCTCGTACATCCTGACGGCGATGAGCTATGCCGCCACCACAGAGACCGAGTCTGTCACTGTGGGCACCCGTGGCAGCATTGGGGCCTGGGATAGCCTTGCAGCCCCGACGTCCGTCATCGTGCGGCACAAGGGCACAACACAGGGCGGAGCGTACAGCATCAGTGCGGTGGGGCCGACGGACCTCAACGGTTCGCCCCTCCTACCGATCACCATCCCGCTCCTGACAAGGGGGGCAGCGCCTCCTTACGAGGTGACCCCGTCCGGGAACGGTGAGCAGCTTCTGTTCAAGTGGCGCTACCCGATGCTCCCTGGTGGGGGTTCAGCGACGATGGCGTCTGTGGGTTCCACGGGCGGGTCGGTAGGTTCTGGAGACTCCCTGGAGGATATGGGCTCCTACAGGTTTGAGTCCTCGCCGGAGTTCCCGGTGCTCTTGACGCCGCTTTCGGCAGAGTTCCCCTACGGCGGGGACTACACCGAGAGCTTCCTGTCCGTTATGGGCATGACTTCACTGGAGTACACGGCCTACGTGTCTCCGGCCTACTCACAGACCTATGACGGGTCCACACTCCCGTCGGCGTCCGAGACTTGTGACGGTGAGGAACTGAACCCGTTGGGCGGGGCGTCCCTCCCAGGTGACTACCTCCGGCTGCTCCGGTACTCCACACGGGCTTACGGTTGGGAGTTCCGGGAGCGTGCGGGGGCCTACAACAACCATCTCCTGCCAGACTCGACCATGCGGGTGGACTTTACGTTCAACGCACAGCAGGCCACATACTCGCCGCCCCTGAGCGGCTTGGCGGATTTCCGGCTGGGTACGCTCACGGTGGAGGACGGCCCGGTAGGCACAGGGGTCAAGGTCGAACTCATCTTCGTCAAGGCGCTCGACGATTACTGGATCACAGTGCAGTGCGGTGCCTATGCCCTGAAGGTCGAGGCCGCTTGGCTGTCCGGTACGAACACGGTCTCCGTTGTCCGCAACATGCTGGCGGGGATCTACACCGTCCTGTGGAATGAGCACCCGCTCATGTCCACGGCGCTCTCCAACTTCACGGAACCCTCTGAGGACGGACCTCGGGTTACCTGGTTGATGCCTGCCGAGGCAGTGCGGGTAGACGGCGTTCAGGTCTGGGATGTCAATGTCACGGCCACACAAACGGTCTTCTCGGGGGTGTGGAACTTCGCCCACGAGCACACGTCCACCTTCACAGGTTCCACGACGGCTACGAGGGACACCCTCCTGACGGAGAAGGGGCCGCTGGTCAAGGATTGGGGTGACGCTACCCCAGCCACGAAGCAGGACGTGTCTGTCCTGGTCAACGGGACGGCCATCGAAGTTGAGGACGTGAACCCCTGGATCGGTCAGGTGTGGACTACGATCCCGATCCCGCTGATGCCGCCGGGGATGATCGACGTCCAGGTCGACTACAAGTGGCAGAAGAAGCCGGTGATGGAGTTCCAGGCGCTCAACACTGAGGGCCTCGTGCTGAACCAGTGGGACAGGGACAAGGGCAACACCTTCCCCGTACACCCTGGCTACGCCGTCCAGGACGCCACTCACCCGAAGGGTGCGGCCTCGATCACCAGGTTCCCCTTCGGGACCGTCCTGGGGCCGCTGGTCAATCCGACCCCGTTGCACATCGGTCACCGTTACATGGGCTTCGAGCGGGACTACTCGGCGCTGACAAACAGCCCGACGACCCTGTTGCTCAACCAGAGCCCCTTCCGCACGTCCACGGACGCCTTTGAGCGGATGCCCGAGGGCGTGTCTGTAGCCTACGAGGGGATCGTCGATCCTTTGCTGGACGACCCCGTATGGATCCTCACAGGCACCGACGGTGGGGCACCCAACGGCGACGGCACTTACACAGTCAGCGATGACTCGAACGAAGACGCAGCACTGTACTGGCGGGAAGTGGACCTCACGTTCCCCTCCACCATCAACATGGTGGCCCGGTTCATTGTGGACTCCTACACGGTGGACGGTGTGTTCACAGGGGTCGGTTTCGGCATCCACAACAACTACGAGTTGTTCATGGCCGGGGCCTTGCTGGTCAACGGTCTTGAGCACGTCGGGATGATTCTGGACCCGAGATACCCGGAGCAGCTTGCCTCCTGGGAGATCGGGCACACCACGGCGACGTTGCTTACCCAGAGCACGCTCTCCGTGACCACCAGTGAGATCCCCTCGGGGTTGGCGGCGAGCGCACAGTTCCAGATCCTCACCGGGCCGCAGGCTGGCGTCTACACGATCACCAACGCTGTGGCCCAGTGTGACGGGACCACCACCCTCACGATCTCCGGGACGTTCCCGGCCAACGTCCGGCACTACGGGAACAACGACCCGGAACTCTACTTTGAGACCAAGTGGAGCGAGAGCCTGGCATCCTACCGGCTGACGGTGGACCCAGACTCGAAGAGCGCCGTGCTCACCATGTCCGGGTCGACCACAATGACTCTGGTCACCCTGGACGGAACAGCCCCGACCGTCCCGCAACCCGCTGATACCACACTGCTTCTGTCTACGGACTACACGGGGCAGGCGTTTTGGGGTGGTGTTAGCCGAGCAGCTAAGAATCAGAGCACATGGTCTTTCGTCCGCTACGGCGTTGTACCGGACGCCAGCACCATCAGAGGGCACGCCCTCACGACCGCCACGAACATGGATCTCCTGCCGGAATTGGACACGGACGACGAGTGGTTTACCCGTCAGGCGTTCGGGTTTGCCGAAACTTCGGGCGGGAGTTTGCTTCTCAAGTCCACATCGGCCAATGCATCCCTAAACTTCGGGTACAGTTACGAAAGGATCGAGCCGTTCTTCACCCAAGACTCCAACTTGGACCTCCGGGCACAGTATCATGCCGATTCGGGGAACTTGGGGGCCGGAGACGCTGAGATCGTCCTGAATGATGGGACGAGAGAGGTCCGGCTGGCTACGCTCCTGTACAGGGAAGGCTTCTCCCACCCGTACAGGCGGTTGATCGACCTTCCGGTGGAGAGCATCGCCGGGATGCTCCTACCGACAGACCAGGGCTGGGCCCTGGTGGCCGCCTCCGACGGTTCCGCCGCTTCCCACGAGGCCGACCTGGTCACGACGGTTGAGGCAGGGCAGATCCATCGGTACTCGGCCTCCTTGACGGCTAACCCGGACGTGCCGGACGGCGGTGACCGGATCCTTGAGGCCCGTCTGGCTGTGGACTCTTACACAGCGGTCGGCGATGACACCGGGATCTTCTTCGCTGGAGAGGCGGAGGACGCCCCCTTCCACGGTTACGTGGAGGTCCGGCTCCTGGTTGGACGTGTGGCCCTCGTGGATTCGATGGGCGGCACCATCCACTCCTTCGTATTCGCTTGGGATGACGGGGAGTTCCACACCTACAGAGTCGTGGCCAGCAACGGTGGCGTCGTCCTGTCCATTGATGACACGATCCAGAGCCCCACACTCTCGCTGACCAGCTTCGGGGGCGGCACGGGAACATCCCGCTGCCTGTTCGGAGCCGGGGCGACAAGTGGGACGGCCAGCATTGTGCGGTGGCGTTCCCTCTCCTACTCGATGATGGAGCCTTTGGGCTCCCTCCGCACGTTGGGTGTGTGGAGAGGCGGCGACCGTTCGAACATCGACAACTGGGAGATCCCCCGGACGGACACCACGACGGCATCCAACTCGTCCGAGGTGGGGCCTGTCATCGAGCCCATGGACTGGCAGACGATCATGGATGTCCGCATCTTGCGGACGCCTGGTTGGGGTGTCTCCGTCTACCGGCCTGATCTTCCGGCTCCCCCGTACTACGTGCCCTCGACGCCGGGTGTCCCGGGTTCCGGGTTCATCACGACGACATCGGAACCCTCTGCGGCCTGGATCAACATGCTGTACGGGGACATCCCCACGGTCTCCTCGACCTTCGGGTTCGTCCAGTGGGGCGCTCCTCAGTGGGAGAGTGTCACACAGCAGCGATGGTCTTACGTCCGCTACCGTCTCTTCAAGGTGCCGACCGAGGACTTCTTCGCCCCGACGGGCATGCTCCTCAACCGTTTCAATGTCATCGCCAGCGGGGAGATCACCCGGGACAGGGCGATGGAGACGGTCAGCGTGCAGACGCTGGACAACAAGCGGGTGACCCTGCGTCCGGCACACCTGTATGCCGATAGCATCTGGAAGGTCGTGGACGGGGAGACCATCTTCACCCACGAGGACTTCACCCTCGGTGAACACGGCCAACTGATCACGTTGGGGACGGACTCGGCGGGCAACGAACTCACGTTCTCCGGCGACCACGCCTCTGTCACCGTCGTGTTCATCCCTGGCAAGCCGGTAACGAACACTTACCTGCTCAACCAGCCGCTCCTGGATGGCGTGACCCTGTTGAACGAGGGCACTCCGCCGATCCCCAAGAGCATGGTGGGAGAGGCAGAGTACTACGAGTCAGTCGGGGCGACGGGACTTGGGCCGGACGATTCCGTGGGTGCAGGGGCCTCCGTAGGCGGCTACCCCATCGCCGGGTTCAAGGACACCCCAGGCACTCAGTACGAGGACCTCTCCTTCTACGAGGTGGACAACGGCGGGGACACGAACCTGATCCACCCGTTCTGCGAGGACAGGCAGGAGTACGAGTTCAGCGGCACCATGTTCTGGCAGCCCTATCCCGTCCCGAAGGCTGTGCCCTTTGAGGTCCAGCAGGGCGGCGGTATGCCGGGGCAGTTCCTGTACGCCTCGGGCGGCGGATACATGGGGCCGGTAGTGGATGACACAGGCAAGGTCATCGGTGAGGCCCCCTTGGGAGGCACGCTGGGACCTGGATCTGCTGTCCTGTGGCCCAACGCTCCGTCCCACAATGCGGTGGCCGGACGTGGAGAGGGCCACATCGAGCAGCGTGTCGAATGGCATATCAGGTTGCGCTCCGTACTGAGCGGGGCTGGTAGTGTAGGGGAGAGCACCGGCAGCGCAGGTACGACCGAGACCCCGTTGGAAGAGACATGGCCCTCGCCGACGGACGAGTTGATCGAGTTCACCCTGATCCCGGTGGGCCCGTAACAATAGTCGGGCTATGAGAGCGGCCTGATAGGAGGAGTGACACAATGAACCGACGACCCCTTACGGAGCGCTTCCCCCGGCCCAAGACCGGGATGAAGATGGGCTTGGAGTTCCGGTACGCGGAGACCGTTCGTAAGCCCAGAGGGTTCTTCATCTTCCACATGACGGATGCCCGGACGGGAGATGTGCTGCATCACTTCGAGCGGGAGAACGTCATCACGCTGGACGCCGGGATTCTGGCCGCCCGTCAGATGAAGGACAGCCAGCAGCCTGTGGCGAACCGCAACAACGGTCTCCGCATGCTGACCATCGGCACCGGGGCTACAGGCAACGTCCTCTCCCCGGATGCACCGACGGAAGAGCAGCGCCGCCTCAACAGTGAGATCCAGCGTAAGGCGTTCGCCTCGTCCACTTTCAGGGACGAGAGTGGCGTGGCGGTGGCTTACCCCACACATATCGTGGACTTCACGACGACCTACGGGGAGGCAGAGGCGGTGGGGCCGTTGAACGAGATGGGCGTCATCAGCCCGTACTCGGACAACCCGGCAGTGCAGAATCCCATCGAGAACGGGCCGACAGACTACGACCCGACCATCGACGTGAGTGCCAAGGATCTGATGGCGAACTACCTCACCTTTGGGGTGGTGACCAAGCCTTCCACGGCTCTGCTGACGATCACCTGGCGTTTCACGTTCTAGTTTGGGCTGAAGAGGGATACGCATGGCTGTAAAGGACCACGACAAGCATTATCCCGGGCTGAATGAGTCCGACGCAACGGTCCAGACACCCAACACCGTGTCCCGATACGTGCGTCCGGGCGACCGTTCCTTCGACTCCATCATCTGGCAGTCCGGCAAGCCCGTTCTGGACTCAGAGCTTCAGCTTGGGCAGGACGCCGCTTGGTTCGAGAACTACCTCCTCCGCCGCTGGCAGGTTCCCTCCGGCTGGTTGCGGGGTCAGACCCGTTACGACTCCCTCTGTGACTACGTTCTGGAGCATGCCCCCGACGGCATTGTGGATGACTCCCCAAGCTCCGGCTCCGTGGGTGACTCCATCGGTTCCTTGGGCGGTGCCTACGGTTCCGTCGGTGAACCCACCTCAGTGGGCGGGTCCGTGGGTGAGTCTGTTGGCGGTGATTCCGTAGGATCCATCGGTGGGTCCGTAGGCGGTGGCGAGGCGGACGACGGGTCGGGCATCCTCCCGGACAGGACGCTGCTCAACGCTATCCTCCTGCCCCGGCTTGAGGCCATCGTGGCCGGGATGCCCATCGTTGTGGAGTACACGTACACCCGCACCGAGGGCTGGAACCTGATCACCCTGGAGTCGCCGACCATCTACGATGGCACCGACGGCACCGTGAAGCGGACGGACTTCCTGTTCCTGGAGGTGTTCCGGGCACTCGTGGCACCCAGCCCCAAGGCGACGGGCTACGTGGAGATCACGGACATCAGCCTCCTGGCGGCGGGTGCTACCATTCTCATCGGCGGCCTCGTCCTGACCGCAGTAGCTGGTGCTCCTGCCATCGACGAGTTTGAGATCGAGGCCACAGCCAACCTCACGGCGATCAACATCGCCGCAGCGGTCAACCTGGCCACCAACTCTTTCGCAACCCTCGTAGCGGCACGGCCCTACTCCGACACCGTAGTCCTACAGGCCGTCGAGGCCGGTGTGGGTGGGAACACCATCTCCCTTGCGGAGACCGCCGCAGCGGGCGCTCTGGCGTTGTCTGGGCCTATCTTTACAGGTGGGGCGGACAGGACGAACAAGCCCGCCACAGGGCAGGACAAGCTGTACCGACACGGCAACGTGCTCTCCCCTGAGCCTACGTGGCTGGACGATCAGATGGTCGATCCGGTCGTGAACGCCGAGACAGCCCAACGGGGTCAGATCCAGTACCGCATCCGGCACACCGGAGCGACTGAGGCCATCAACTGGAAGAAGCACCCAGACGGGTTCTCCAACAAGCTCGCCGGACCCTCTGCCGCTGTGTACGCACAGGGCACCCGGAGCGACGTGGCTTCTGCGGTCAACGTGGGCGGTGGGCGCTTCTACCCCTTCGTTCCGGCAGACAAGGCAACCGTGTGGGGCAATTCCTCCGCCGTGGAGTACGGCATCCAGGATTCGGGTCTGTGGATCGCCGGAGACGGTTCGGAGCAGGCGGCCAAGGACCTCGGGTCGGTGGACGGCTTCGTGTACGCCATCGGCATCGCCTTCCTGTTCCGTCACAATGACGCCTCGGACGCGGCGGCTGTGATCAGGGGTTTTGAGCCCGTGTCCAACGCCAACGGTGCCCCGACCTACCAGCACGGTGGGTACAACGGTGTCATCGGGCCGATCTCGGCGGGAGCGTCCGACAGGCCCGACGCTGAGTACTGTGACGTCATCACTGAGAGAAACGTCCTCGACTTGCGGCGGCACGTCATCTTCCCCGGTGTGGACCTGGCCAGCGAGGTCCAGTACCAGATGCAGTCCCTCATGGATGGGAACCTGCGGACTTGGCAGATGGACACGGCCAGCAAGCAGGACCTCGGCGGGGATTCTGGGGATGTGTCCACCCGCTACCTGATCTGCAACGAGATCGGGCGTATCGCCGACGGCAACAACAACACCTCCGGCGACACCCCTCGGGGCGTGGGTATCCGGGACTTCGATCACGTTGCCCGCCGGTTCGGGTCTCAGTCCGTTGTGGAGCGGGTCGTGTTCTCGTTCTACCCGGGCGACCGTCCGGCTGGGCCCATCGTGGCCCCTGGCACGGTGAACACCGGCAAGTACGTCACCAAGGCGGGGCCGGGGATCACATGGTACGAGGGCGACGTCCTCCACTTGGACCTCGGCAACCTGGACGTGACGACCCTCGGCGGAGTCTTTGACGGTGGAACAGGCGGAGGCGGTTCCTTCGGGGGCGTGCCCAATTTCACCCACTTTGCTCCGCCCGGAACAGTCATCACGGACGTTCTGAGCATCTACCACGACGACGGACACCACGGGACGCCCGTAAGTACGCAGGAAGTGGAGATGGGTCTCGTGCAGGGCCTGGGCACAGGTCACCTGACAGTCAACCTCGACCAGAACGACCGAGTCGTGAACGGTGGAGACCCCGGCAACCTGAACTACCAGATGGTGGGCAGGGTAGCCGCACCCTTCAGCGGTTCGCCACGGCGGATCTTCGTCGAGGTGGAGATCACCTATCCGAACGGCGATGTGGGAGCGACAGACACCACGGACATGCATCTGGTCCCGGACGTCGCTGTCTACGGCCACATCGAGGGTGCTGGGCCTGGCCCGCTCCTTGAGAACGACGTCACGCAGCGTCCCAACGACTTTGAGACCCTGGAAGCCCCGGCGTTCCGGTTCGGGTACAGGGAGATCCAACTGGACTACACGGCCAACAATACCTCGGGCCATGCGGTTGGGGACAGACACCCTGGTGTGCCGGTGACGGACGAGGTGGTGAGCCGGACGACCACGGACATCTATACGCCCCGGCGTATTCGGGGCTACGCTCCTGGTACCGGACCTATCGGGGGCAACTCCGTGGCAGTAGAGGACCTAGTGGCCGGAGCCCCCGTGGCGGTGGACGAAACAGCCACCACGTTCGGGGACAGCCAGCGCAAGGTCGTGACAGCAGCCCACTTGTCCGATGACCAGTGCCTCTGTGAGGTGCAGTACTTCCCGCAGGACCCGATCCCCAACTACGGTGCATCGGGCGGTGGCTACCAGGTCGCCGTGTACTTCCGCTCCAACTCGCCGCAAACGGCGGGCGTCAAGGAGGGGGACATCGGAACGACGGGTGACGGCACGCTGCCCACCACGTTGCACGTTGAGCCGCTCTTGATGGCGGAGAATCTGTGGACGGGTCAGGTAGGCATGGGGTCCGTGGATACGGCCTTCCCCTATGTGGCCCCGCTGGACCAGATCCCGATCAATGACGGCTCCCCGCTGGACCCGGACGAGATCGCAGGGACCACGGGAGAGTGGTTCTTCTGTGCCACGGCCAGCATCACGGTGGACGACTTCAACGCTGATACGGGCCTGCTGTCCCTGCACCCCTTCGTACCGGCAGACGGTCAGGACGTGCAGGAGATCGGCGGCACGGCCAACGAGGAGAAGCCCCGCAAGGACTTCGAGTTCAGGGCCTTCTACCCGTACATGGACGAGACGGCCTACCGCCCGACCATCCTGTCACAGCCCCTGTACGGGGCGACCCGGCACAAGGTGTTCTTCCCCTACGTGGCAAGGGCTGTGGAGGACACTCCTGGGGTAGACGGCGGCCTTCTGTTCCGCAAGGACGAGCTTCTGTTGGTCGTCCTGTCCCAGTTCGTCGAACTAGACACGGACAACAACGTGCGATTCAACGACACCGAGAACCGTATGAGCGTGGGGGTGTACCGGACACGGAACCTCCTGCTGCTCGTTGGAGACCGGGTATGCGAGGAGGTGTAGGTAATGCCTCGTAAGGACATCGATCCCGGGACGATCACGACGGGACCTGGCAAGGCCGCTCCTGCTGAGTCCGACTTCCACCTCGGCATGGTTGCGCCCGGACAGGGCTACGTCCAAGGTGACGACAGCATCCCGGACGTGGGCGGTGGGGGTACGGCAGCCCTGAAAGCGCACATCCAGGACCCCGTGGGAGCACACCCCGCCTCGGCCATCAGCGTAGACGATGCTCCTGACCTGTTGGGGACACGGAACGTCGAGCAGAGCCTGGACGCTCTCATGGCGGGACTCAAGATCCAGCCGTATGAGATGGGTGTCCCGCCTGGTTCTTTCAGAGTGCCTTTTACGTCCAACCTACCTGGTTGGGGCATCCTTGGGTTGATCGACTCGAACCTGGTCGAACAGGGGAGCATCACGGTTCCGATTACGGGGATCTTCAGCGGTCAGGAGGACGAGAACGAACCCGACTACATCTACCCCTACTACTTCACGCCTCCCTCCCCGGCAGTGGATTTCTACACCCGTCCTATGGGTCTGCTACCGAATTGGAACAGTGAAAACTATCAGGCAGGTGATGACCAGAGGGGTTCTGACCCCCACTTTGAGTTCCGCTTCGGGGACCTGTGGAATGTAGGCACCGTGATCGGTGGGGGTGACGGTTACGGACGAGCCGGAGCCTTCTCGGACGGTACGGACGTGGTGAGGACAGCAAGCATGTTCCCCCTCTCAATGGGGGTCATCCCTGCGTGTGTCAGCACCATGCTGTACCCGGCGGACAGGGGTGTTCTGGCCCTGATCTGGTGGCCCTATGACGGAGACGTGGCTGCCTTCCTGGCGCAGGATCTGTTGACCAGGTGTGCGGCGGCCATCCTGTTGGGGCAGGGCATCCGTGGCGGCGACTGTATCCACTGGGATGACTCTGTGGGCGCTCCCGTCATGTGTGACGGTGAGCCCGGGGGCATCTTCGAACCCGGTGTGGACGAGCAGGGATCCTACGATCCCTTCGCTTACCCTGGCAGGGCCGGTGGCCAGTACAACCTGGCCGAGATCTTCTCCGGCGTCTCGTCCATTGACGGGCAGCCCTTGCCCGACCCGTGGGATGACTTTGACGGTGACGGTGTGCAGGGGGCTAACCGCAAGGCGGACTCGGAGATCCCGGGGCCTGGCCAGGTACGCTTGGGCACCGACCCCGCAGCAGGGGAGGGCAACATCTCTCCTTACGGCATCCCGATTCTGGGAGCGGACATCACGGCCTACGATAACCCGGCGCTGATCCCGCTCCTGTACGGATTTCTCCCGTACTTGGGCCTGAGCTTTATCTTCGACACGAACTTCTTCTCGTACCGGCTCCCTGTGTTGGCAGGGTACGGGTCAGACATCGGACTCCAGTACACCCCTCGGGGTATCGATCCCTTGGAAACCAAGGAGACCGCACGGTACTTTGCCCTTGAGGCAGAGTTCGATGACGATGACACTTGGGTCGAGGAAGTCACTCCTGGTGTCTACAAGCTGATTTTTGCGGGAGCTTATGCGCCCCTTCTCGACGACTCAGGGGAAGGATCCTCCGATCTTCTTTCCAATCTCCTCGGACAGGACTGTTGGTACTGGCAGGTTGCCCGGTTCCGGCACTCCTTCTACGTGCCTGACTCCGATTCGGTAGGCCCCAAGGGCACCTACTGGATGATGCACTTCAAGACCGAGGGCGACTTCGAGAAGTTCGTCCGTGACGGCACCATGCCGTGGGACGTTGCGGCAGGGTACGAACTGTATGGGGCTTCTCCAGCGGCTTCTGCCATCGAAAACTACGGCAACATCGTCAATGAGGACCCGGCCACTGAGTTGTCCCCGAGAGGTCCGGCCCCTGGTTACGGGTACGGCTCCTTCTCGTACTACAACAACAAGACGGCCATCTTCGTGGGCGACAGGGACACTCACGACGACATCGTGGTGACGAACGACACATGGGACTACACGGTCGGGAGTATGGACGGCTTCATGGCCGTCTCCGGCGTCCAATACTTCACCCCGTTGGACCACACAGCGGGAACATCGGACTTCACGATCACCACCCTCACCGCAACGGTGCAGGGTGCAGCTAACCCCTGGCGGGACGGCTACAGGACGGACGACAACCCGTTGACGGCAGCGGCCAACCCGGCGCAACTGTCTAGTCCGTGCCCCGCTTTCCTGTCCCTGTCCCCGTTCTCCTACGACACGGACACCGGGGAGCCCGACGGCATCCCGACATTCACCGTCCCGGCCACGTTCACTGACACAAGGGGCACCAGGTGGCAGCGAGTGGAGTTCCCCTTCAACTTCCTGGGCTCGAACGGTGGCGGTGTCTTCTCGGAGACCAACGCCCCGCAGCCTGCGGACGACATGGACATCGCCCTCAGTGGGGCAGTGACTCTCATCGGGGATGAGGAGAACCCCTCCTTCTCCCAGAACGCTCGCCCGAGGTTCTTCGTGCGGCGGCCTTTGGCTCACGATGACTGGATGGAGGCGGTACAGCCCGCTTACAGCGCCCCGGATGGTTCGGGTGAGGGGCTGGAGAACAGCGACACCATCCTGTTCCATTCGACCAACTTCCACTTCGCCGGTGGTGGGGACGGGATCTACGCCAACGGAGTGCCCGCTGGGGTAGCCCCGCAGGCGTGCTACGGGTGGCTGGTCACTCCTGAGAAGGACTACGACGAGCGGTTCCTGGACGAGATCTACCGCTACGACAGTCGGTGGACAGGCATCCCGGTGTCAGAGGGTCAATACCAACTGGTCGGCCCGGGCATGCAGGGCTGGTCCGGCGGACCAATCCCTGTTCCCGTCCAGGCTGGTGCGACAATGACAGGAAGCTGGTTGGACGCCTCATGGGTCCAGAACTTCCTGCACGAGACCAGCACGGGCAACCTGGCCACGATCCTCACCGGGGAGCTTCAGGTAGCGGGCCTCCCGGAGCGCAATCCGCCGATGAACGACTGGGTCACGGTGCCTTACCCCTCGGCGGGCATCTGCATGTACCCGAAGATCGACTACTTGAACGGTGGGTACGAGCCCAGCATCGGCACCTACCCGATGGTGGCGCAGCCAGACTACAGTGCCTGCACGGGCGACCGGGTCTACGTGCGTGCCTTTGACGTGGCTCGCACCCGGTCGACGGGCGAAAACGTAGTGGGTGACAACATCCTCTACCTGAAGCTCTCCGGCGTTGAACTGGACGACTTGCGGTTCAGCCCTCCCGGACCTGGGGGTTCGAACGGCGTAGCTGTCATGGTCAAGGTGCCTGGACAGACGACATGGATGGACGTAGGCCGCAGGAACGGTGAAGGCCCCAACAAGCAGGACCCGATTCTGGACGGAGCCGGGTGTCAGGTGGTTGGTCCCTACACGTTCTGGTGGCACGACACCTTGGAAGGTACAGCGACGTGCCAGATCAAGGTCGACATCGGGCCGCTGGCTACGCTTGCCAAGGGGCAGGGGGATGAGGTTCCGGTGCTGGTCAAGGTGCTGATGAAGGACCCGTCAAGCGTGCCCGCACCAGGCACCCCCTACAACTACGACTTCGACCACGAGGCGGATGAGAGTGGGAGTGCTACTTTCAACGGGTCCACGGGGCCCTCGACCAGCAGCCGACTGGTCCGAGGCATCTGTGGGATCAAGGTCTTGGCCCCCTCTGAGGTGACGGACTCTTACGGGAACCCGCTGATCCCCTCGTAATGGGCCTATAACCTGCCAATGTAGAGCAGGAGGAACGACATGGGCGACCCGAACACACGGCTGGGAGCCGACCGCATCACTTCCCACACTCAGTCCGGCAGGGCTCCGTGGGAAGAGATGCTGGGCAAGTACCCGGCTACCCCGGCTGCTCGATCCATCCAGGCCGCCAGTGCGGTACAGGGCATGGCCGGATCGTGGGCAGGGTCTTGGACCCTTCAGCCCACGGGGATCATGAACGACACCATGGCGGAGGCTCCGGCCCCGCTTCAGGTGATTCCGAACCAGCTTGGGCGTATGGGCCTGCCCGAGATCAACTTCGTGCCCTACTCGGCGAACACGAACCGGATCGGCAACAAGGGAGCCTCCCTGGTTGGGTGCCCCATCTCCTACAGTGTGATCGGACCCACCATCAAGAACCGCCGGACGATCTGGCAGTGGCTGGTGGAGAACAACAAGGCGGTCACCGACCCGGACGTTCTGACCCTCGATACCGTGGCCGCCATCGACGTGAGTGGCGTAGGCACCCCAGGCTTGGCCTCCTTCGATCCTCTCACGAGGGGCATCCAGGAACTGTACGGTATCGATCCCGCTACGTGGGAGGACGACTACCCTGGCGGCCTCTACGTGATCGTGTCTATGACAGGCACGGAGGGGGCCCTTGGCGGCACCTTTGCGGCTGCGGGCGGCGTCGGTGACGGGTTCATCAACACGGTAGGCGGTGGCGAAGCCTGTGCGCCCCTGGAAGTGCTTTCCCCCTACGAGATCTTCAGGATCGCCGCGTTCGACGATGCCTCCATCATATTGGATCAGGGCAAGCAACTGTCCGACTACTTCAGCATCCCTGTCCTGCCGGACCTGGCCGTCATCAGGTCCATCACCATCGTGACCCCGGCGGCCTCCCGTTGCGTGGTCCTGCCGGGGTCCGAGGATAAGACCTTCGCTATCCTGCCGCCCGCACGGGCGCTGGGGTCCGATCAGCAGTACCCGAGGGACGACTTCACGGGCGGCACCTGGGTTGAGGAGTTGACCAGTTGGTCGAATGCGATGGGGCCGAACGTCTATGACGAGGGCCCCTTGCTTCCTGTCCCCAAGCCCATCACCTTCATGAACGGCAAGTTGGATGGTGGTGGTGGTGTAGGTCCCTCCCTCACGGTCTTCATCGCCGGGACCATGAACATCTACATTGAGGACACTGACCACACGGATTACACAGGGAAGATCTTCTGTATCCGAGGGGCCACTGTCAAAGGCAACGCTGAACTCGTCCACGACCCCGTCACAGGATTCCAGGCGGGGTTGGGGTCGCTGCTGGGCTACTACGAGGTGCTTTTCCAGCCTGGAGCCAGCGGAGACTGGAGGGGTTGGGCGCTCCGCAGGATCGATGAGGCTGACCCCGTAACCGGGCGTTCCCTCTTCGGGTGCGACCGAATGTTCGAACTTCAGACACCCACGGTTGCCGGGGATGAGATCTTCCTGGATGTGAGCATCCACGAGCCTGTTTCGTCTATCTGGATGAGCGCAGCCTTCGATTATGACGCCGTGGATTCGGCCCGAATCAAGAACCTGCTCGACCCTCGGTGGATTGAGCGGAGCACCAAGACGATTGACGGGTGGCCCGGTACGTTCCCGAACAAGGCCGAGAAGGCTGTGTTCGATACGGCTACCAACGGCCCCCACAACAGCGTCAATCCGGGCAACCTCTATGACATGGGCTTCAAGGTCGTGCTCTACGCGGCGGAGATCGACGGTAACGGCAACATCGCCCCGAAGTGGTCCCACCCTGTAGCAGCCAACGACATGGTCCTGGGTGATGGCACCGACGGTGAGTCCTTCGTTGAGGTGGACTACGCTAACGGCCTGATCAGGCTGTCTGAGAGCCCCGAAAATTCAGATTCGCCCTTGCAGATGGGCACTGGCGTAGACGTTCACGCTGACAACCCCCGAGGGGAGTTCATCATCTTCGCCTGCTGCGTGCCCTACACGCTTGAGGCGGGCCAGACGGGCACAGGGAGCAGGGTTACAGGTTCCTACAGTTCCTCGGTGTCTGGGGCGTGTGCAAGTGGCAGTGGCGTTGCGGGGTCACCGGACTTCGCTGACGTGTATGGTGGCCGGACGATGATCCCCTTGGAGGACGGCCCCAACATCCAGTCGTGGTACGACGGGGGTACGGCCAGCGCCATCACCCTGGAGGGCTACCATGCGGCGGACATCCCGCAGGCCGGGTTCGTTGAGATCCTTCAGGGGGAAACACCCTTCGGAACTCCGAACTTCGCCGACGAGGATGTGCGTGCGGCGACCTGGGGCTACTTCGGGACAAGGGAGCGTCTTTCGGGCGGTACGGACCCGGTAACGGACCTCCTCAACCCCTTCGGTGGCGGTGTCTACGGGGTGAGCAGCTTCCTGGCGTCGGGCCACAAGGCCATCCTGCGTCGTCACACAAGCCCTGCTTGGGGTGCGACGGGCACGATGCTCACGGACTACCAGTACGACACCACCTACGGGCAGGCCGCCCGTGGGAGTACCCTTCGTTTTGACGGTGCCGAGGTTGTCCACAACCTCGACGGTTCCGTCACGGTGCGGATGCGGGATACGGGGGTGCAGGACAACGTCGACAACTTCGGGGACCTCTTCTCCTCGTGGATTCTGGAAGGTGGAGTCCCGACGTTCACGGTTGCTGGGCTGAATGTGCGGGCAACCTACACAGAGATGACTGTTCTGGTTCGGGGTCAGCGTTTCACGATCCCGCCCGGGTACGTCCAGTTCGCTCCTCCGGCAGCGCCCTACGCCAAGTACCTGTACGTCGATACGTCCGCCGCCTGCCCCACGATGGCGATGTCGGACACGCTCCCGCTGACCACGGGTGACTACAGCAAGGATCACATCCTCATCTCCAAGTGCTACGACTTGGGGGCAGGGCCGTTGGTCCATGATCTCCGGTATCCGCTGGTGGACGTGGATCAGCGGGTCGACATCTACGTCGGGCAGACGGAGAACATGGAGGCGGACACCCCGCACTTCACCTCCCTCGCCGACGCTGTGGCCTATGCCAGTGAGATCCAGAACCCGGACGCAGGGAACCCAGGCCGTCGGGTTCACATCAAGGTCGTAGGGTACACGGACGAGGCGGACGCCAACCTGCCGATCCAGATCAAGAGTGACGGGATCATCATCACGGGCAGCCCGCAGTTGATGCAGTCTACTGAGAAGATGGAAGTCCGGTGGGACTCGGTCGACAAGGCGCTCATCGACTTCAACGGCCACCACGACACCCTCATCCAGAATGTCCCCTTCCGCAGCACATTGGACGAAGTGACCTATCCTCCAGGTAGCCCTGGACGTGACAGAGCTACCGCTGACCGTGTGCTCTTCATCAACACGGGTGCCACCTGTGAACGGGTGCATGTAAAGAACTGCCGCCTGAGAGGGCCCTCACAGGGCTTCTTGGCGGTCGTATCGGCCACTCACGGGGACGGCAGCTTCGAGGAGAGTCGGTTCGAGGACAACAACGCCATCGGGGTTCTCGACTTCGGGTTCTACGTGACGGTGGGCAGTGTCGCCATTGGCGGCAATAACGTGTTTGCCCACAACTACATCGAACAAGATGGGGCGAACCCGGGGGCCATGCAGGCTCTGAGTGAGGGTGGGGGTATCTGGTTTACCCGTGCAGGAATCGGGGCCAGTGCGTTCAACCACATCACACACAACTACATGGTCGGTTTCTACCAGGGCATCTGTCTGGACTCCATCTACGGTCTGGTGGATTTCAATATCGTGGGGTCCACCCAAGGGCGGGGCTACCTCATCGACGGTTCCGCCACGGTCAGCAACAATGCGGGCATCAACGTCCACATCGCTGTGGGGGCACCCCGTAAAGAAGCGATGTCCTGCACGAACTTTACGGGGACCGTTCAGAACAATGATCTCGCACTAGCTTCGGCGGTTGCCGGGGACTTGGAGTTGTACGTTCAGAGCACCTACACCAAGGTGGCTGTCCGGGATAACTACGCTCTCCGCACAGAAGTTGATGGCCCAAGCATGCTCGTGGAAGGGCACTATGCTGAAGACCTGAGCGTGTTGGGATCCCGCACCCGTGTCGTGAACAGCACCATCGAAGAGATCGTCGTAGGGGCGGGAGTTTCCTACTGTTACATTGGAGGCTGCCACTGGACAGGCACGCCGCCCGCCATGACGATCCAGCTTTCCGCTTCCTCCAACCACTGTGTGGTTGAGGGGTGCCACGGACTCCTACTGGCCGCCAACGGGACGGACGTTGCGGTCAACGACAGCACGTTCACCACGGGCCAACTGTTCGGGATCGACGCCCGTGTGTCCAACTCCTACTTCACGACAGCGCAACTCTTTGCGAACAACGCCCGGATGTCCAACTGTGCCGTCGGGACGTTGGAGGCGGGCTACAGGGTCTCTGACAACACCTTCATCGCCACAGGACACCAGATCTCGAACACAGAGGTGTCGGGCACGGCGTACTTGGGCGAGGAGTGCAGGGCCGAGAACAGCCGCTTCGAGTCCCTCACGTACCTCGCCACGGGATGCTCGGTACAGGGCAGTCACATCGCCGACCTTCGGGACTATAACCTGATCTTCAGCGGGACATGGCACCCGGCTGTGGGTGTGGTGCTGGAAGGGAACACGGTCGCCGAGGTTGAGGGCGGCACCTTCGTGTTCCGGTGTTCTCGTTCGACCTTCATGGGCAACCAGTTCCTCACGTCCCTGAAGATTGAAAGTCAGGCCACTCCGTACCTCGGATTCAGGCACATCGTCCAAGGGAACCAGTTCACGACGGGTTCCCTTGCGGTAGGTTCAGGGCCGCAGCCCGCCATCGAGTCCGTGGTGTCCGAGAACACCCTTCAGGTCGACCTGAAGACCTACGGGGACGATTCTCGGGTCTTCGGCAACCACATCTCGGGCAACATGGCGGTGTACGGGGATGGGCTGCACGTAAGCGGGAACAAGGCGCAGAATGCCGCCGTGCGGCACGATGTCGTGGGCGTGTCCTGTGTGGTTCGTGGGAATGACATCACGGGCGCTCTGCGGGTTGGCCCTGCGGGTAAGACAACCGGTCCCAACCTTGTGGCGGACAATCAGGTGTCCCTGAATCTGGAATGCTCTGACCCGAACGGAACGGTGACGGGGAATCGTTGTGGAAGCCTCACCGTGGACTCCACCAGCGAGGTCACGGGGAACTCATCCAATGGGCAGATCAACGTGAACACTGGCAGCATCGTGACAGGTAACTCCGCTGCCGGTGATATCACTGTGGCAGCGGACAGCATCCTCACGGGAAACAACACCGCCACGGACTTGGTGGTTGGCATTGATTCCACGGTACAAGGCAACATCGTCGGGGACGACATGCTGTTCTCCGTGAACGCTGCCGGTTGCGTGATTATGGGCAACAAGGTGGTGGGCAACATCGGCGCAGCGGGCTTGATCAGTACCGCTATCGTGATGGGGAACAGGGCGGCTGCGGTCTTTGGGGTTGCAGGGCTTGTGGTGGGGCCGAAGGATCAGGAAGCCGCTGTGGCAGGGACTCCCTTCAACATCGTCAATTAGCCGTCACATCCGTAGGGGAGGGGGCACCAGACGCTCTTCTCCAGGGGGGTCACGTCGCACTGGCCTCCGGGCAGCGTGTGGACGAGGGCCACGTCCAGCGCAGTATGTATCGGGAGGCTGTCCTCTACGGGGTTCACCGACACGCTGTAGACCTTCTCGCCGGAGCAATACACCTCCACGGTTACACCAGCGTCGGGCACGTAGAGATCGTAGCCCCCCTGCCACGCAGGCTTGTTCAGCGCTGACCATCCCGAGACCGTCACGACGTAGGTGTCGGGATCTTGCGGCACGTAAGGCAGCGTGTAGCTCTTGGCCGTGACGCCGGAGTCGGGGTAGCAGGGATCCATGTTGTTGTCGGGGTTGTCATAGGGGTCCCACTCACTGGCCCCTTTGTAGAGGTTGCCGACATCGTAGTCGTCCACCCCGTTGCTCTGCACGGTCTGGTGGTACTCGGCCAGACCCTCCTCTAGCGTGGGGTCTTCTCCCGAGGGCTCGTAGGCCGTTACCATCAGGCTCGGGTTGTAGTTGTAGCCCGTCACGTCCTTGTCTCCGCAGTGCCACACGAGGCGCACATCCAAGCCCACGGACACGGGCACGGGGGACTCGCTGGCATCCTCGTCCGGCAGCGAAACCTCGGACAGAGGCTCGGAGTCCCCTATGGTGACGTCCGGGTAGTTCAGGGCACCGCCCGACGGCGATCCCGAGTCACAAGCGGCGAGTGCGCCCGTCAGGGCCAGTAGTACGAGCCAAGCAGCCTTCGTCATCCTCATCGTGTCCTCCACACGTTAGCTCTCCCACTTCTTCAACACAGGTGTGAACGGGGCTAAGCCTCCGATCCACTAGGCCGCCTATACAGACCCTTTAGCGGGTATAGTGGCATGGGTTTGACAAGAGAGGACCGCCGTGAGGATTCTTGCTGATCTAGGTACACATGTAGCGGGCGACCCGGCGATCACGCAGGTTGATCACGCTCCCCTGCTGGATGAGACCTTCCGCACAGCCATCAACGGGAAGTTCGCCATCCCCGTCCCTTCGGGCGCAGAGTTCGACGTGGACCACGAGAGCTACATCTTGAACGGTGGCGTCGTGGACGGTGACTCGGTGGTGGCCATTTCGATGTCGCACCTCCTGGCCGCCTACCCGATGTACGAGTTCATCTACTTCAACCCGCTCCTGACTGCCGCCAACATCGACGAACTGGACCTGAGCGCCACGTTCATTCCTCCGGGTTCCTCCGTGGGGTCCGATGAGTTCCCGACCCGTGTTCAGACAGGGCGGGGGGTTGGGGTAGACTCGGGGCAGATGCCCACACACACGGCGCTTTTGGCGGTCAATGAGGGGGCTTCCCCGTCCCGTCCCGGCCTCCTCATCACAGAGGAGATCGACATCTCCGTGGCGACGGGCGGAGCGGGTGCCGATGAGTTCATGCCCTGGTGGAAGGTCTACTACTTTGATATCACTGAGGACTCGAACGGGTACGACAGCACCAACAGCCCCGCCATCCGGTACTTGAAGGAGGGCGACCAGGAACCATCCGGGTTGTCTGTCTATATCTCTGTGGATGATGGAGCCACCTGGTGCGAGGTAGGGCTACTGGAGACGGTGGCCTTTGCGGCACCCTCGACGGGATTCAGGTTGGCGTTTGTGAACAGCGGCGACAGCAAGCTCTTCCTCGCCTGCTTCGCGGTAATGTTCTAACGAGGAAGAGGGGCTTCACATGGCGAATGACTTTGGCAGTGGCGTATCCCGCACACTCGATGCTGTCTCAAGGCAGTTTTCGACGGTGGTGTGGCAGAAGAACAAGCCCCCGCTGGACTCCGAACTGAACTTGATGTCCCAGGTCGACTGGGCCAACCTTCAGCAGATGGTTCAGTCGATGATGCCCTCGGGGTTCATTCTGGACCCGACCAGGCCGACACAGGACTTCGAGACCGACCAGCAGTGGGCCAACCTGTTCAAGTTCGGGACGCCACCTGTCCCTCGTGGATCCCACGAGCAGTACCGGCAGACGCCGGTCGTGTGGGCCAACGTCAACGGGTGGATCATCCCCGTGGCAGGGACGGACTCTGACGGGACAAGCGCAGGGGACTGGGACGACCTGGCGAACCTGATCAAGCTGTACCCGCCGCCCGAGTCTGACAGCCGCATCGATCTCGTGTTCCTGGAGGCGTGGCAGACCGTCGTACACGGCAACCCCTCGACTACCAACAAGCCCGCCGCCGACAAGCTGTGGAAGTACGGCAACGTCCAGTACGGCGGGACGAACCTGGACGATGACCTGGAAGACCCCGAGATCCGCTTTGAGACCACGGCCCGTGTGCAGGTCCAGTACCGCCTCCGTGTCCACGGCTCCGGTGTGGGCCTGGGTGGCAGCGTAGCCCTCGACGTTCACCCGGACGGCCTGGGAGACCCCAACGTGTTCGGACAGGGGACAGCAACGACTCCCCAGTCCGGCTCACGCTTCACGAACATGGGCCGGGAACTGGGTGACCCCTCGCTGTGGCGGGCGGGTGACGGCGACCCGAACAACGCCTTCGGGACCATCGACGGCTACGTCTACGCCATCCCCGTGTGTGCGGTGTTCCGCCGCAACAGCAACGTCTACGTGGCGGTCAACCAGAGCGGTAACCCGAACCAGAACGGTGCCTTCGAGCGCACCCCGAACAGCAAGCTCCTCCCGGACCCCTTGGCCGGGGCGACCGAGTTGACCCAGCCGATCCTGGGCGAGTTCCTGTCCCCGACGGCAGCTACCACGGGCACGGACGCCGTTGTCCAGGTGAGCAACCTCAACGGTTCCGGGCTCGATGACCCGTCCCTCACCTTGACCAGCACCTTCATCGTCATCGACGACGAGATCCTCTCCATCAGCGCCGTCGACATCGTCAACGGCACGATCACCATCCCGCTGGTGGCTGACGCTACCACGGGACGGAACGGACGAGGACGGAACGGCACGGCGGCCACGGGTCACCAGGCCGGTGCCTCGGTCAGCTTCTTCAACACCCGCCCGGACAGCCTGTTCAGCGATGAAGTGGCAGAGGCCGACATTCTGGACCTGCGGAGGGCCGTGAACGCTCAGGAGTGGGACTACATCCGGCTCCTGGAGCACAACCTCGGCGCTCTGACACGGGGCAAGCTCCGGTCGACGTGGAAGAAGTCCGGTGAGGGTGACTCACAGGGCCCCGTTGTGCAGGAGGTCGACTACCTGTACGCCGACGGTGCGACCGCCGTCCCGAACCATACAGAGGCCATGGACGGCCCGGACGGCATCCGAACGATCTTCTCGGACGCCGCCACGATCCAGCCTGACGTGACCCTCCTGTTGGACAACGACGCCACACAGGATGCGAACCACTACGTCGGCTTCACGAATGACCCGCTGGACGACACGGTCGAGTGGGACGTAGGGCCGGACTTCAAGCCCTCCGCCTTCATGAACGTGGGCCCCGGCGACCTGGTGGCCGACAATGTCTGGACCAACGGCTCCTTGATCTTCCTGTACACAGGTGGGTCCGACGGCACACAGGGTGCCCGCAGCACCTTCCGGGACGGCAGCACCAGGGCGGTTCGCCCGTTGATGCCCAAGGAGTACTGGAAGGACAACGAAAGGCTCCCCGCTACGGGCCGCCAGACGCCCGTCACGGCCCGCTTCGTGGGGGAGAGGGCCTTTGACCCCTACCCGCCCACCACGCCCGTCACGCCGACGGACCTGCGCCTGTGTCACCCCGGCCCGATGTACCCGTGGTACCAGTTGTTCTTCGACTGGCCCATCGTTGTACTCGGTGCCCCGCTACGGGACAGTCTGATCATCCAGAACGTCCCGGTCTCGGACTACGGCGGCGGTGGGGGCACCCTAGAAATCGACCTCGGGGTGGACTTCGACACGGATGGCGTGTTTTTCCACAAGGAGAACGGGCGTTTCGCCAACGACCCCACGCAGATCTCGGCACCCCTTCTCCGGGGTAGTCGGACGCTGTGGGGGATGATTACGGACAATGGCAACGACATCACCGGGTTCTCCTCGGAGGTGTACCTCGTAGCTCACGGCGACCCGGATAACCGCACCAACAACGGTGTGTTCAAGGTCATCGGGGCCGGGACGGCGGGCTACACCGTCAACAACGCAGCAAACAGCACCAGTGTGCTGCTGTTTGCCTTGAATGCCGACATCAACGGGGCCGATTGGGGCACCGGCACCAACTCGGTCACCCTCGAGTTCCGGTCCCCGTACAGCAACTCCGATGACGCCTCTGACTACGCTGCCAAGGCCGCGGACATTGTGATCGGGCTGACGGACATCGGTGGGACGATTCTGGGTAGCTTCAGTTTAGGGACGGCTCTGTACCCGTGGGCGGCTGTAACACTGGATCAGTCAGTAGCGGCCAACTATGACACCTCGATGCCGAGGGACAGTCTCGAGGACATCGCTGCTGTCCCGTCCAAGTTGCTCCTTAACATGAGCCTCCTGTACCACCCGGGTCGAGGGGCGATGGCAAGGGTGCCGGACGACATCAACCGCTTCGCCATGAAGTTTGGCACCACGGAGACGCTGGGGGCCTACCTGCGGCAGAGCGGGACGGCCATTGACAACGTGTTCTCTGCCCCGTCCGGCGTGCCCTCCGACGAGACCTACTTCGACGTCATCCACGTCCAGACGTGGAACCGCCTCCCGTCCCTCGGGCTCACCGCTCCGGTCGCCCCCGATTACGGCGGCGCTGTGGTTGGGTTCACTGAGCAGGACAGGGAGCACGAGGCGTTCATCGACCGTGGCAGCAAGACCCTGCTGTTCCGTCCGTTCCGTGACAGGGAGATGACCCTCCAGGCTCAGTCCTTCACGGATCTGCTGACTACGGACTGCCTGCTTGGCACCTACGGCTACACCGCCGTTGCGGGTGTCCCACCCAAGGACGCCTTGCAGATCTGGACGGGCACCGCACCGAACATCGCCACTACGGGCAAGCAGATGGGCTTCGCCCTCCCGCCGGAGTTCATGCCCCGGTTCGGACGGCAGGACATCCCTGCGTGGCTGCGGATCAGCGACAACGACCCCTTCCTGCCGGGTATCAACCACCTCTTCGTGGATTCGGCGGACTGGAACCGCACGGTGTTCAACATCATCGGCGGGGAGACCAACCACGGGGTGGGTTTGGAGGTCAACGGCTTCTACCTGTCCACCCTGGACCCGGCCAAGTACG